CTTGGTGGAAAGGCATCTCGTTGGCTTGCCTCCTTAAAAAGGAAGGCCTATCTGGATGCTGGTTCTGATGTACTGAATGATATCGATAAACTAAAGGTTTTCTCTGACCGTCGTCTCGATGCTAGGTTAAAGTATGAGTCATTGCTTGTTTCGGTTTTACAATCGAAAAAGGGCATGCCTCGTCCTTCCCAGGCTGTCGTAGACAACGAAGTCATTGAAACTTTCCGTATATTAACATCACCAGTTCCCAAGAAGTTACCTTGCTGTGCGGTTGATTTCGATGATTTGAATTCTCGAAGCCAAGGTTGTGTTCGTGCTATACCTGTAGAGGTTAACTCGAAGACAATCGAAGCCCAAATTATTCGAACCGTCAATGAAATTTTCCCAGAAGGTAGCTATACAAATGAACAACGACTTAAGTTCTCTTTTCCTTCATTTTCGTCACACTATAATCACCCTCGGAAGGCTCATGGTGCAGTCGGTGCGCTTTTACAATCGCATGATACGAAATTGAATTCGTACCGTCGCCCTGGAGGTTATCTTAGTACTGAACGAACCTCCGCGGATTCTCGGCCTATCCACTCTTTTGTACATAATGGATGGGGTAATACTGCTGAAGAACGTGTTGAAGCATTACAATTTCATATTCCTTATCAAGGGTCTACGGAAGATGTTGAATTCTATAAAGAACATATTATAGATCAACATAATACCGTAATTGATGATTCGGATATGGAGTGCCGTGGTCCGTACTCTTCTAATAAAAATGATTCTGCCACTGTTGACGCCAGTCGTCTGACAGAGGTATTCGGTCGTTTTTACCATGACCTGACTAACCAAGCATTAAGAACTCGTCCTGATGTTAAGTTAGTTGGACTTTCGGAAGCACTGAAAGTAAGAGTCATATCTGCTGGTGAAGCTTATAATCAAACTTCATTAAAGCCACTCCAAAAGTTCTTATGGAGTATGGTTCGAAACTGTAAGGCTGGCGTACTCATTGGAGAGCCAGTTACGCTTGAGTATCTTGATTCTCGATTGCTCAATCGTAAGTATAACAGGGATAGTTCTTCCTCGTTACACCCCGGTGAAAAGTTCCTTTCTGTAGACTATAGGTCTGCGACTAATCTGATAAACCCAAAGTTTTCAGATATGGTTGTAGAGGCTATAGCGTCACGGATCGGTCTTCTTGACACCGAAAGGACCTTGTTTCGAAGGCTTTTAACAGGCCACTTTATTGAAGATCCTGAGGATGAACTTCACGTTTTATGGCAGCAGATGGGACAGTTGATGGGCTCTATCGTCTCATTTCCAATACTATGCATACTGAATTTGATGATACTGCGGTGGATCGAAGAACTTGGATCTCGCCGTTCGTTAACATTGAATTCATGTACTTGCATGGTTAATGGTGATGATGGATTGCTTATAACTAATGATGTTGGATATACTGCATGGAAGAGGATTTCCTCCTTCATTGGACTTGAACCGTCCATCGGAAAAGTTTACTTTTCTGACAGTTTCTTCAATATCAATTCATCAACTTTCATAGTAAATCATTCGGAATACCTTTCGAAGCGTGGTATCCGCAGAATCTCCCCCTTCACTCAAATACCATATGTAAATCTCGGACTCTATTATGGTTATTCAAGATCTGGAACGTCAGAGGAAGGTGTGGGCTCAGGAGCTTTGGGGCCTAAGTGTGTTCAAATGATTCAGAACTCACTAAGCTCTACTCGAAAATCTGTGATGAGAGGATTTCTTAAGCACAACAAGGAATACTTATCAAAGATTCGAGTCCCTTGGTTTTTACCAACTTGGATAGGTGGACTAGGACTACCAAGACTAGATCGTAATCTTCGATTTGATCGTCAGCTTGCACATGCTGTTCGATTAAACTGGAAACGATTACGACCCCTTGACCTCGCCGTTGGACCCGGCGGGTTCAGGGTACATGAGTTAGCATTACGTAAGCTGGCGTTCTCGGATCTTGAGACACCGGTTCACGACCTAACGATCTCACAACAAGAAGATTTTGATAATTCATATCGTCTTGCTGTCTGCAACTTACTGTTCGACTCCAATGTAAGTGTGGAGGACCTGCTTCCAAAGCCGGGTCGTACTGACGATTTTAAGTTTCGCCTTCGTCAGAATGAGAAAGTTTGGTCAAATGCCAAGAAGTGTATAGTGGGAAAGCCTCTAACCTGGGAAGAATTAGAAGAGAAAAAGGTAAATCACATCCCTCGTGTGATTTTTATCGATCGTTCAATAAATGCATAATGATCAATGCATTTGCGCTGTAAATTATATTCAATGTAGACGGTTTCGAGAACTATCCATCTATATCATTAGTACATACTTAAGCCTTCTGTATGGGCCCTAGACTTGTAAAGAGTCGTCTTGATTTCTGAGTTTCGCAGACCAGGGATCCGGAACCGAGAAATCGGTTGTGGTCGTGTTAAGAGCCAACATACTATTGCATAAGCATTGGAATATAATATAGGTCGCCAGTCGGACTAATGAGACTTGGGTCGTATCATCTCGTAAGAGTGGTCACGATCATGTTTTGTTGTTCGGGTTCTGTTGCAACTGTTTACGTAATTTCACAGTCGCCCTTGTCGTAGTAGTTCTGTAACTAACAAGG